AAATAATGACAAAGGAGATCTTATGTCAGCCGTAGATAATCAACCTTCAAACAAGAACTTTCTTTCACCATTAGGATTCAAATTCTTAATTAAGAAAACTCCTAATATGAATTGGTTCGTACAATCCGTGAATTTACCTGGAATAAGTTTGCCTGAAGCTGTGGTGCAAACTCCTTTTGTTAATATTCCATTTTCTGGTGAGCAATTAACTTTTGAAAAGTTACAAGTAACCTTTCGGGTCGATGAAGACATGTCTAATTATCTTGAACTTCATAACTGGATGATTGGCTTGGGTTTCCCAGAAAAATTTGATCAATATATAGGTACTGGTCCTGACTCTACAAACTCAAATCGATTCAACAAACCGGGTCAAATAAAATCAGATGGCACGCTTTTTATCATGAATTCAGTAATGAATCCTATCGTGCAAGTGCATTTCTTTGACTTAGCTCCTATCAATCTATCTGGCTTTTCATTCGATACAAAGATGTCTGATGTAATCTCTGTGGAAGCCACCGCAACCTTTTCTTACCTTCGCTACACTATTTCTGCTGTCTAGGCATTTACAATTTAATTCTACTGTAGTATAATCTATGGTATCCTGAATAATATTGATATAGGATTTAATCATGAAATTAGAAGAGATTCAATCTCTTTGGGAAAAAGATAGTCAGATTGATAGATCTGAACTAGGCGAAGAAAGTCTAAAGATAGCTCAGTATCATTCGACCTACTTTAAGATGTACTCTGAGGAAAGGCTTCTACTTAAGAAACTTGAATACCAATACAAGATCTTATATAAGACTAAGCATGAATACTATAATGGCACGCTTAGTCAAGAAGAACTGAAAGAGAACGGATGGAATCCTTTTACTCTCAAAGTGCTAAAAACTGATCTGAATATATACTTAGAAGGTGATACAGATATTCATAACTCTCAGCTTAAGATCGAGTACCAGAAAGAAAAGATCAATCTGCTTGAGAACATCATCAAAGCTTTGAATAACCGTAATTACCAGATAAAGAATGCGATTGATTGGGCTAAATTTATGAATGGTGTGTGATGGATGTAGTACGCGTAGAGAAACTAAATGAAGTATACAACAGAATCCATTGTGAACCTTGGTTGGCCAAGGAGATCGATTCGTTTTTCACTTTCAAAGTTCCTGGTTACCAGTTTATGCCTCAGTATAGGTCTGGTATGTGGAATGGAGATGTGCACATATTTAATGTGCGTGGCCAAGTGTTATATGGAGGACTAAACGGGTATCTCGAGAAGTTCTGTGAAGAACGTGAATATCAAATAGAGTACCTAACCGACTTCAGTGCTGATGAGTTCTCTCTCAAAGAAGCACAAGACTTCATCTCATCTCTTGCTCTCCCATTTCAACCAAGAGACTATCAAGTAGACGCATTTGTTTATGCAGTTCGCAATCGTCGAGCTGTCCTCTTGTCTCCCACTGCATCTGGTAAATCATTCATCATCTATCTGATCAGCAGATGGTTTAGTGCTCGTACTCTTCTTATCGTTCCTACTACTTCTCTTGTCCATCAGATGTATACTGACTTCCAATCTTATGGATATGACTCTGAAAAGCATTGTCATAGGATCTATTCAGGAGAAGAAAAGGACGTAGACAAACCAATAACCATCACTACATGGCAGTCTATCTACAAGATGCCTAAATCTTGGTTTGATAGGTTTGACGTAGTCATCGGCGACGAAGCACATCTCTTTAAAGCCAAGTCGTTGACTTCTATCATGGAGAAATTGGTAGATTGCCAATACAGATTTGGATTTACAGGTACTCTTGATGGTGCCCAGACTCATAAGTTGGTGCTCGAAGGTCTGTTTGGACCGGTCAAGAAGGTCACCACTACAAAAGAACTTATAGATCAGAAGCACTTGTCTGCTTTCAAGATCAAGTGTATCGTTCTAAGACATCCAGATCCTGTGTGCAAGGATATTTTAAAGAAGAAGTACCAAGACGAGATGGATTATATCGTTTCATGTGAACAGAGGAACAAGTTTATTCGAAATTTAATCCTATCTTTGAAAGGAAATACGCTTTTACTGTTTCAATATATTGAGAAACATGGTAGAATACTATACAACGACATGCAAAAGGAAATCCAAGAAGGTCGTCCAGTGTATTTCGTTCATGGAGGGGTGGAAGGCGAAGATCGTGAGAACATCAGAAGGTTGGTTGAGATGGACCAGAACGCAGTGATTATAGCATCTTATGGTACGTTCAGCACAGGCATCAACATTCGTAATCTTCATAACATCATCTTCGCCTCCCCCTCGAAGTCAAGGATACGCAACCTTCAGTCTATTGGTCGTGGCCTAAGACTTGGAGAAAACAAAGAAGAGTGTACATTGTTTGACATAGCAGATGATATGTCCATGAATTCAAAGAAGAACCATACATTGATGCACTTCATCGAGCGTATGAAAATCTACAATGAAGAAAAGTTTGAGAATAAAATTTACACGGTAAAATTGAAATGAATAACTTTACAGTATTAAAGTTGACTACTGGTCAAGACGTTATTTGTATGGTAGATGAAAGTAAAGTCACCGATCAGTTAATTGAGATCGGTCATCCAATGATCATTATTTCTATACCAAATCCTGATGGTACTACAATGATCTTTTTACGTAGATATAATCTTCTTGCCAAATCACCTATCATGAAGGTTCGTCGAGCTCATATCGTTGCAACATATGCTCCTCGTTTAGAACTCGCTAAGTACTATAAAACACTCATGAAGTATCATGATGAAGTCCTAGATAAAATCACAATACAAGAAGTAGATCTTGCATCTACGTTTATTGATACTGCACTATCTAATCCTGCATTTGATACTATGCTCGAAAAACAATTGGATGAAATGAAAGAAACTAAAGACTTTAAAAATGTTAAGGCAAAGAAAACCACAAAGGTCCACTAATGCAACTAAGAAATGCTCACTACGTAGACAATAAAAAGTTACTCGAAGAGTTAACTATACATCATGGACTTGTAAAAAAAGCCAAAGCTGAAGGAACACAGAAGCCTAGGATTTCTGATTACGTAGGTGAGTGTATTCTTTTAATTGCTAAAAAACTCTGTAATCGTCCTAATTTTATGAACTATCCATTTAAAGAAGAGATGATCGGCGATGGCATCGAAAATTGTTTGATGTATATTGACAACTTTGATCCAGCAAAATCAAGTAATCCATTTGCTTATATTACACAAATCATCTACTTTGCATTTGTTCGTCGTATAACCAAAGAGAAGCGACATCTGTATACGAAACACAAATTAATTCAGAACTCAATGATTCATAATGAACATATTGAACAGAGTGAATGGAATGAACGTACAGAGCAGACTTATTTTGAGAATGAACATATGAATGAGTTTGTAAAATCATATGAAGAAACCATTATCAAGAAGAAAAAGGATAAAGAAAAGATTGGCATTGAACAGTTTATCGAGGAAGATATCAATGAACTCAAAGAAGAGATTCTAGGAGAAGACGATCTATGACACAGATTGCACTGATTACTGACACTCATTGGGGTTGTCGTAATGACAGTCCAGTATTTGCTGAACATATTTCAAAGTTCTATAAAGAAGTATTCTTTCCATATCTAGAAGAGCACGGCATAAATTATATCATTCATTTGGGTGATATTGTAGATCGTCGTAAATATATCAATTTCGTTACAGCTAAACGTCTCGATGAAGATTTCATTGAGCCAATCTATAAGAATAAATTGTTCTTACACGCAATCATTGGTAATCATGACACGTATTTTAAGAATACAAACGAAATCAATTCGATGAACGTATTATATCGTGATAATGCCCACTTTAATTATTATCATGGTCCTGCAGAATTTAGTATTGATGGTTGTAAGATTCTATTCATGCCTTGGATTTGTTCTGGTAATTATCAAAATTGTATGGATGCCATTGAGAAGACAGATGCTCAAGTATTATTTGGACATCTTGAACTTGCTGGATTTGAGATGTATAAAGGCATGCCAAATGATCACGGTTTTGACGCCAAATTATTTGATAAGTTTGATGTAGTTTGCTCTGGTCATTTTCATCATAAGTCAAGTCGTGGAAACATTCACTATTTGGGTGCGCCTTATGAGATGACTTGGTCAGATTATGATGATCTCCGAGGATTTCATATCTTCGATACGCATACACGTGAACTTACGTTTATAGAAAATCCTAATAAAGTATTCCATAAAATCTTTTATAATGATGTTGATCAAACTATCGAATATGTGATGAATCAAGACTTTTCTATGTACAAGAACTGTATTGTAAAAGTGATTGTCAAAAACAAGACGAATCCTCATGTATACGATCTATTCATAGAGAAGCTTGAAAAAGCTGGAGTATCAGATCTTCAGTCAGTAGAAGATCATCTTAATCTTAATCTTGAGATCGATGATGATATTGTTGGAGAAGCAGAAGATACACTATCTATGTTGAATAAGTTTGTAACACAGATTTCAAACAAAGAAAACCACAAAGATTTATCTAAACTATTAAAAGAGCTATATGATGAAGCTCTAGCGGTGGAATAATATGGTAGAATATTGGTTTCCTACTCCTATATGGTTCTTTGATCTCGATGAAATTGACAACAAAAAGATTGTCAAGTATGCGACTAAGTTATCTAAAAAGAATGAAGGAAGAATCCTTTCAAATTATGGTGGTTGGCAGAGTAATGATTTTCATTTAAACGATTGCGAGAATGAAGAGCTACTTAAACTTGGTCAAATTGTAGAACTCAAAGCACGTGAAGCGGCTACAGAACTCGGCATCAAGCCAAATATGCAAGTATTCATGAGTAATTTTTGGTTAAACTTGAATCGCAAAGGAAATAGTAACATAAGGCATAATCATCCTACTTCGTTTTTTTCTGCTGCCTACTATGTACAAATATCTGAAAACTGTGGTAAGATAGTATTCGAACACCCATCATCATTCACAAATTTTTGGTGGAATTCGTTTACAAATACGAGCACGTATGCCACGCATTCTACTATTAACTATGAACCAAAAGTTGGTAGACTTATAATTTTTCCCTCGTGGTTAGAGCATAGTGTGCAATTAAATAATAGTGATGACGTAAGAATAAGCGTAGCTTTTAATACGGATATAGATTTAGTATGATTATTTTTAAGACCCTGCGCTGGAAAAATTTTCTGTCGACAGGAAATTCCTTTACTGAAATTGATCTTGCTCGATCAAAGACAACGTTGATCGTCGGCGAAAATGGCGCTGGTAAGTCCACCATTCTAGATGCGTTATCTTATGGTCTATATGGTAAACCATTTCGAAAAATCAATAAGCCACAGCTTATGAATTCTATTAATGGAAAAAATCTTATAGTTGAACTTATGTTTGATATTGGCAAACATTCGTATAAGATCGTACGTGGAATGAAACCCAACGTCTTTGAAGTTTATCAAAGCGGAAAGATGATCAATCAAAATGCTGAGATGAAAGATTATCAAGAGATGTTTGAGAAGCAGATCCTTAAACTGAATCATAAATCTTTTTCTCAGATCGTAGTTCTTGGATCAGCTTCGTTTACTCCATTTATGCAATTGCCTGCAGCACATCGTCGTGAAGTGATTGAAGACTTGCTTGACATTCAGATCTTCTCTACCATGAACGTACTGCTTAAAGGCAAGATGCAACAGAACAGAGACGATATTACTAGAACTGATATGCAGATTCGTCTTACGGAACAGAAGATTGAATTATATAAACAGAACATCGAAAAACTTAAACAAAAC